ATGTCACGCCCCCGTTGCGCCTGCCGGGCACCTATTCTCAGCATAGCCGCACTTTTTGTACCGCACACGACGACAGAAAATTCAGACGATATCCTGCGGCTGAAGATCCTGAAGCCGCTACGCTTAACAGAGTTGCAGACTATTCAGGTGAGCCTAATGGACGATATCAAAGAAGATAAAATCGACAAGAATAGCGACGGACTGGAAGTGGAAAGCGAGGAGCACAGCGAGGGTAAAAAAATCGAAGTGGATGAAGACCGCCTGCCCTCGCGGGCGATGGCAATTCACGAGCACATCCGTCAGGACGGTGAGAAAGAGCTCCAGCGTGACGGGATGGCGCTACTGTGGTCCGCCATTGCTGCCGGTCTGTCGATGGGCGCGTCCCTGCTGGCGAAAGGGATCTTTCATGTCCAGCTCGAGGGCATTCCCGGCAGCTTTGTGCTGGAAAACCTCGGTTATACCTTTGGCTTTATTATCGTCATCATGGCCCGTCAGCAACTGTTTACCGAAAACACGGTCACGGCAGTACTGCCGGTGATGCATAAACCCACGCTGAGCAATACGGGTCTGCTGATGCGGCTGTGGGGGATTGTGCTACTGGGCAACCTGATCGGCACCGCCATTGCGGCCTGGGCCTTCGAGCATATGCCCATCTTCGACGAGCCGACCCGCAACGCCTTTGTGAAGATCGGTGTGGACGTGATGAAAAATAGCCCCGGCGAGATGTTCTCCAATGCCATAATTTCCGGCTGGCTGATTGCCACTATGGTATGGATGTTCCCCGCCGCCGGTGCGGCCAAGATCGTGGTAATTATCCTGATGACCTGGCTTATCGCCCTTGCCGATACCACCCATATCGTGGTCGGCGCAGTGGAGATCTTCTATCTGGTCTTTAACGGTGACGTGCGCTGGCATGAGTTTCTCTGGCCCTTCGCCCTGCCCACCCTGGCAGGCAATATCTGCGGCGGCACCTTTATCTTCGCCCTGCTGAGCCACGCCCAGATCCGCAACGATATGAGCAATAAACGCAAGGCCGAAGCCGAAGCGCGGGCTAAAGACGCTAAAGAAAATCAGTCATAAGTGGTGACGGTTTAAGCAGTCAGGCGGCCAGGCGCTTACCCCGCCCGGGAAAATACGGTATACTTGCGCCGCTTGTCTCCTTAGTTAAATGGATATGAAAACAAAAACAAACAACACACTGTTTTAATTGAAATTACATCCATTAATCAAACAAAATAAGTACACGTATATGTACACATTATTCCGTCGCTTTGTACCACGCCTGCCAGCGATAGATATTGGTACGCAGTTCCCGCACACACTCTGCCGTTTGGGTATCCGCCTGCAGATCTTCATCACTATCCCGCCCGGCGTCATTTGCCTTGCACGGTGGGTTCATCAAATCCGGGGATATTGTTGGCCGCATCGATTGCTCGTTGCCGCAGCTGCACAGCGTGATCGTCAAAATCGCACTTAGTATGATTCGGGTCGTTAACATATTTCACCACGTCGCGGTAAATGGTCCGGTAAATCACTTTTCCTTCTGCGCTGGCCACTGCCGCTTTTTGCTCGCCAGTAGCGACGGCCTTCTCCGCCTTTTTACTCTTCGTTGCATACTCGCTGTTTACCTTGTCGCTGTGGGCGTACCAGCCTTTCAGATAACCGGCGTAATATGCACCGACAAGCAGCGCCAGCAGAACGGCCAGCGCTGACAGCTTCGATTTAATGGTCACTGGTCTATCCCCCAGCACGTTAACGCGCTTTCCTGATCACGTCGTTCAACCTGACCGTAACAGCCATCCTTCTGGCCTTTGGTCAGCCGACAGTCGCGGCCACCGTCTTTAATCCACCAGCGGATAGCCTCACATGCCTCTTTACGGTCACCGGCATTGATGCGCTTATAGAACGTCGAAGGGAAGCATTTGCCGGGGCCAATATTGTATGGGCAGAATGAAGCGATACCCGCTTTCTGTGGCTCAGTCAGTTGAACCTTGATATTCCGGTCAACCCACGCCAGAGCCTTATCTCGCTCGATGGCGTTTACCTGGTCGCATTTCGCCTGGGTAACTTTCATGCCCTGCACTACCGGCTTACCATCAACCTTCGTGGCACCACGGCAAATCGTCCAGATGTTGCTACCATCACGATACGCCGTGAGGCTATTTCCCTCTTTCTCATTCAGGAACTGATCAAGAATAACCGTCGCTGGTGCACCGGCGAGAACCAGCGCCAGCATTGCAGCGCTGAGCTTCGCCCGGGTGCTCACGGCTGGATCTCCGTTTCTTCCATAACGCGTTGTACTTTCGCAACAACCTCATCGGCCTGCGTCATATCGTGGTTATCAGATTTGCTGAGATAGTCGACCACTGCGCGGGTGCGCTGCCGATCAAGGTTGAGCCGTTCGGCGCTGGCCCGACGTTCAGAACGAATGGACTGCCGACGATCAAGCCAGCTCAGGAGGGAAATAAGAAAGCCAAGTACGGCCAGCGTCAGATAAGAAAGCTCAAGCGTTGAAATACCCAGCGCTGCGGCAACGGTTGTGATGCCGTTCCCCAGCCAGGACAACCAGTTATTTTGCGGATTCATCCTCATGCCTCACCCCGCAGGGACTGTGTGTAGTCCCGTGAGGGTAAGGCGAGAGAGTGGTCGGAATCCCGACCAAAGCAAGAACTCAGATAAGGTGGGCTATGTGAATGATGTGATGTATTATATATGCTTTCCGTAGGGGAGGTTCTATGTGGGCTTGGCTGCTTAGGTTATGGGGTGTCGTATCCATCGGCTTTCTGATTACAGGATTTCATACAGATCACAATGGATGGATTGTCCATGTTTTTGCCATCTGCGCATGGATTGCCAGCGATGCTTATTTCCTTCTTATGGAAAAGAAAAAACCCCGCTAATAAGCAGGGCATATATTTATGCGAAGTTGATAGCTTGTGCTGTTTTCACTATAACCCCGCCCTCTGTTGTCATTTCTGATTTAGAATGATAAATCCCACCAAAAGTACCAGCTCTTGGATGAGAGAGGACATTACCGATCGGGACTGATACTGTCATTAGCGTAGAAGTTCTGACCCAGTCGCTGTAAACAGTGATATCAGCCGATGCGGACGACTGGCTGAAGTCAATTCTGATTTGCTGAATTGAGTAAGCGTATGCGGCGCCTGTAGTTGCCAGTGTTGTTGAAAACGTTACGTCCCCTGTACTGGCGTCCTTAGCGAAAAGTATTAAGGAAAGATTGCCACTCCCCGCCCTGTAGAGCATAACCCCGGCATCAGAAAGCTTTTCACCGCTTACGGTAAACCCTCTGGTGGACATTAAGGTTAATCCGTATCCCTTACCTATGCTCCACTCCATGAGAATTGCAGATGACCCGCCACCTTTCGCCCCCCACGAAAACACATTACTACCGTCAGTCGCCTCTCTAGCCGGTATTAAATCCCTGGCGTTTACCGGCGCGGTTGGTGCTACGTAATAAAAAATATTCCCGGTCTTTTCAAGTAGGTTTTGGGTTTTAAATTGAACGCCTGATCTTTTCAAAATGCCAGAAACCCACCCGTCAACGAAGTCGAGATGACCGTGAAATAATCCATTCCCTAGAGCCGCAGGCGGGGATGTGTATTCTATTTTGGTAAGACCAAATGGCATTTTACCCAGAGTTATAGGCATATCTGAATAACGCTGAGTGCCATAATTATGTCCAACGTTCGGTGGAGCACCGTCATAGACAGCCACGCCATCCAAATTTTGAACAGTATTCAGAACAAGAAGGCGAGAATTATTTGTTAGCTGAGCCTGTCCGTCATTATCTATTGCTCTCCAGATGCATCCTACATCAGGGCTATCGCAATACACCCATGTTTCAAACAGACTTTTCGATAAATTAGCCGCAAGGTAAGAGTCAGGATACAAAGGATTCTTTCCAAACTTATTGTTTGCAATATCTGTCGCGTAATTTCTACCTGCAAGCGACCCCATACGAGAGTCCATATGTCCAATAGACTCTTTACCACCACCATGAACAAAAACAGTATCAGGGAAAAGATGAGCAGCCACGGCCCCTGATTGGAAATAGTGGGCAGCATCACCAAAATGCAGGCCGTCAGGCTGAACAGCGGCCCATGCATAACCGTCTGTATTGCGGTTTAGCCAGTCTTTAGTAAATTGAGATTTATCAATAAGTGGAATATTAAGTTCTTTAGAAATAGAACGCTTGGCTTCATTAATCTGGCGACTAACTTCTTTATTATCCCATCCATCACCAATAGGGCTATTATCGGTATCGACGCGATAATCAGGACCAGAAGTAACAAGTACAGGAAGAGAGCCCGTATCGATGATTTTTAACATCAATTTTAGCGTCTGAATGACATGATTATCAATTTGCGACCCTGCCGGAACGGTATCATTCAAACCAAAATCAACTAATACAATATCGCATTTCCCGAATTGGCTGTTTGTGACGGCGGCATCGTAGTTGTTATAAGCCCAGCCGTCGTCCATGTGCTTGCCAGAATACCCCGCATTGTAAACTTGAATGTTGTTGCTGTTATACATATCAATTAACAAAACACCCATACGAACAGGCCATGAGCGGGGAGACGTGGTATTGTGGTTCTGCCCTGCTGCTGTGCCATCTGGATTAGTTACGTTAGCAACCCACCCAGTTGTACCGAGTCCGTCAGTTGTGCTATCACCGTAACAGGCTATTTTTACAGTGCGGCCAGCGGCCATATAGGCCTGATATCGCTCGAGTTGAGGGATTGTTCGCCGTGAAAGTTCATTTTTTAGTTCTAAAATATCTGCGGCTACATCCAGTAAATAAGCACCCACAGTTCCTGCGGAATATGAAATATTTTTATCAAACCCCGACAGACCTGCTCCTGTCGGTTTAGCCAGTTCGATCATGACATCAGAAGCAGAACCCGAAGCAGGCAATACGGTAATGGGCTGTCCTGAGGCATTGAACGCCAGTAATTTGTTTGCGCGCTGATCTACCGGAGGGAGAGCAGAAACAGAACTTTCAGGAACCCGTAGCGCGCGTACCAGACTGACATTATCGACATAGTTCCTGGTTGCCGCATCCTGGCTGTTTACTGGATCGGCCAGATTTGAAATTCGATAACCCTCAGCGTTAAATGGGCCGCCAAAAAGTGGACGGCGCAGCGCCAGACCGAGATGTATGGCATAACGCTGGATAGCCATCCACAGACGGTCGAAGTCTTTATTGACGGTATCCGCCAGCAGATCGCCATTGTCCTGGTAATCAGTAAGCCTGTATGTTGGTACAACACGCTCCAGCATAACCACGGAACCGCTTACAGGTGGCGTTAAAAATGTCACATCACCGCCACTGACATTCCCCACTCCCGAAACGGAATAGCCGCTCGTTACGGTTGTTCCGTCGATCGTCACCTGAATATCATTGGCGCTGATGACATAGAATTCAAAGGGAAAAACGGTCGTCAGACCGTTGGCGTTATAAATGATATAGGGTGTCTGATTGGGTACCGACATAGCGCTGAACCTCGCGGCAGTTTAGTAATCGACTTCGACCTCGTGGTCTCCATCACTTAACTGCCAATGTTCGCGCGATTGTCCGGTCGGAATCCCGACCACTTTACCTATACGCACAGGTGTTGCGCTAATGGCTCCGGCACCCGAATCAATGAAGTCGTCCAGCTGGTTGGTCAGCGCCGGGTTAAAGTCCCGCATCTGGTCATACATCGGACCGTCCAGCACGTCGGTATGTGCCCACAGGAACCGCGACGACAGCGGCGCTTCAAACGCATCAAGGATACGCTTCTGCTTGTTAGTGATGCTGAATTCCTCCCGGACACCGCAACCGGTACCCTTGAGCACCTGACGCAGCAATTTACCCGCAAAGCTGCCGGGACCGTTCACCTCAACGCAGACCACCGGGATCTGATACTGCAGCACCAGCTCTTTAATCTGCATCACCTGCCCGCCTGTTATTTTGTCGTCGTTATCGCCAAACTCGGCCAGCTCTCCGATAAGCTCATGGCAAATCTGCCAGTACAAATGCCCGCGCGCGTCAGTCAGTATCAGAGAGAACGCCGAGGCGTCCGCTTTGACTTTGCCGGTTGCCACATCCCACCAGGCAACGGCACCAACGATTTGCGAATTACCTAACCACATTGAGGCGGTACGGTTTGCATAGCGGATTTGCGGCTGGATGTTGTACTCGCGGATACGGTCAGGATCAAGACGAACGTCGCCAACGGGTTTACTGTGCAACTGGTACTGGCTGTCCCATTCGTTAACGGTGCGACATTCTTTACGGCGCAGCTCCAGCTCGTCGTGATCAAATCGCTCAGGCCAGGCACACCCGGCGTAGAAATCAATAACCGTGTCAGGAGCCGCGGCGAACTCTACCCCATCGGCAGTGAGTTTATAATCAACGTCCTCCACCAGCAGGCGCGCTGCCTTGTGGATGCCGACAAAAACGTACTCAGGGCGGAAGGGTAATATATAGCGCAACTGCGTGGCGTCTTTCGCCTCGATGCGTTTCTCTTTCTCAAACAGCTTGATGGTCAGGCAGTCCGCGCCCTCGGCTTCCTTTTCGTCATAAAGGCTGTCATGAGTGTGCGGCGTGCCGATGAAAAGTTTACGTCCGCCGGGGATCAGAATATGAGTCTGCTCGCTCAGACGGTAACGCAATTTTTCACGCGCTTCCGGCGTCTGGATATTGCCGGGGACTTCCACGTCGTCATTCTGCGACTCGTTAGCGCGGGCGCCGGTGACGTTCGACAGGATGCCTTTTGCGAACATGCTGGCGTTACGCATATCCAGCGAACCGTTAACCCACCACTGCTCGACCGTGCCGATCCCGTCCGGTAACATGCCTTTTGTCAGGGGGTGATTGCGTAAAACGTTCTGCGTATCGCGGCTGGTTTTGCGCGCTGTGGAATCTGATTCTGATTGATGCAGAATACGGTACTGACGATCGCAGTAGTATCGCCAGGCGTTATAAACGCCCAGTATGGTGGATTTACCGAACCCACGGAAACAGCGAAGCACCGCGAGATTCCCGCGATGCTCCAACCAGTGACAGGCTCGATAGTGGCAGTCCGGAACGTCCCAGTTCATTCGCTCCGCCCACATTAAAAAAAAGGCGAGGAACGAAATCATTTTTTACCGTTCTGCAGGCGATCGATAATAGCAGCAGCTTCCTTTTCGGCCTTAGAAACCTGCTGACCCAGTTCAAACGCTTCATCATCCTGATCAGGATTGTCCTTCGCGGTTCCTCCGCGCGTCTGCATACCGATAAGTGAATGCACCTTAATCAGCAGGGTCAGCGATGCCGCCGCGTTCTTCTTGTCCCAGTAACGATCGCCGCGTTCCTGTTTGGTCAGCTGGTCAACGCGCTTATTACCCCCCGCCCAGTTCTCAGGGTCGGCCTCTTCAAGCACGGCATCGGTGAGTTTATCGGTCAAAGCGGTTAAGCGGGTTTTGTAGTCTGCGTGCATAAAAAAGCCCTGTAGTGGTTACAGGGCTATGGTGTATGCTTTTCGAGGTCGGAATCCTGACCGTTTAAAAGGAAAGAAAATGAAGAAAAAATTAGTAACATTGTTGCTAGCTTTCCCTCTAACAACATTTGCAGCAACGAACTGTTTTAATAATCACATCAATGAAGATATGTGTAAACGGGCTGCTAATATGGCTCTAGATATTCGTCCACACTTACCTCTGACAATGTCTGATCGCGTTGAAATGTACTCTATAGAATCACAAGAAAATAAACTTATCGCTCACGTAAAAATCGATATGAGCGAAGAAGAAATACTGACAACTGCAAAGCAAAATCACATTCAACCGGGGGTGGTCAAAACCAGAATGGCCGAACAAGCTAAAAGCAACGTATGCGAAAAGAAAAATCCAATCAGCGCATTTATTAGATTGGGTGGTGAAATGCAGTACATTTACACACACCCATCAAGTAAAGTTTATAATACTATTACGATAACTTCTTGCGAATAAAATTAACGCATGCCGGGATCAACCTGATTTATCAGCGGCGCGATCCAGAACAGGTTATTCCCCGGCAGCAGCGTACGCACATTATGCAGCACCCGGTCACCAGCATCGCCATTCAGCACGCCAGCAGTAACATCGGTGATGGTATCGAGCAGACCAAACGTCGGCCCCAGGGCGGAACCAATAAAGCCGCGACTGGCGTAACGCGACTGCGTGCCTGTGCCAAACAACGCACTCAACCCCACCATGCCGCCAGAAGCCTTTTCCGCCATGTTGTTATACTCCATTAACGGGCCGAGGATGCCAGAGCGGTCGATACCTTCCAGCACTAATTTTTGTGGAGTCCAGTCGATATCCCGCTGATTGGCCGCCTGCTTTAATGCATATGTCAGCGAACCAAGCCCAATCTGGAAAGCGGTACCGTAATAAAATTGCGCGGTACCTTCCTGCAGGCCACCCAGGGTTGCGCGGTTATACGATGCGGTAGCAAAGGATTTAAACTGGAATACAGTCTTGCCAAGCGGCGTACTGGCCCACAGCGGTGTATCACCGATCCCCGGAGTAACAACGGTATTGCTCACATCTTTCAAAACCGCAGCCTGGAACACCCCCGCGACGTGCTGATCGCCCCACTTCTCAAAATTGCCAATATGCCAGCCGTCAATATTTTCGCCGTGCGCCCTGAACTCTGCCTGAATACGCGCCGCCATATTGTCGTTAATGCCGAGCTTTGCCAGGCGCTTAGTCGGGAACGCGCCGGAGAGAATGCCATCCGAGGTTATCAGGCCGTTTACCGATTTGTTCATGTCGTCGAAATGGCCCATCATCGTGAGCTTGCCGAAAGCCTCCGTAACGCGCTCCATGCCCGCTTCCACGGCGGTAGTGCGGGACGAACTGTCAACCAGATCGCCCATCGTACGGGCGCGACTGTGCAGAATGGTTTCGAGGCCGACCGCCATTTTCTTTTGTTCAGCGCGCGCGGCGAGGAACGCCGGAGATTTTGTTATCAGTGCGCCATATCCCCGTGCGATATTGCTGAAGCCGTTCACCATTACCCCGCGCGCCAGATCGGGAATTGCCGATACTGTCATACCGCCCAGTTTGGTAACAAAGTTAGCGCTACGCAGAAACGCACCGGCGCGAACAAAGAACGACGATGGGTCGTCCGGCATCCCGTAGGTGCCAACCAGACGATCGCGCAGCGCTGTAATATCGCGAATATCATTGTCGCGAGCTTTTGCCAGGCTGGCCTGCTCTGTCGGTTTTGCTCGCATGAGCGCGTCGTACTCGTCCTGAATGTCTTTGAGCTGCTTCTCCAGAGTCTTGCTGCCAAAGGTTTTTGTTAACTCAACCTCGGCGGCCGCCTCGCGGATATGACGCTGCAGCACATAGTTGGCGTCGCTTTCCAGATAATCTTTCATGAGGTTATCCGGCACGCTCAGCGTTCGCCCTTTGGTGCTGCCCGCCGATTTGACGGTAAAGACGTTGGCGAAGTCCTGCGGGATTTTAGCCCCGACAATTCTATTAATGGTGGCATCGGCGGTAATTTCTGCCTCTTCGCGAGACATGGTCTTTTCGCCCCGTGACCACCAGTCCACCAACATCTTTCTGAACTGGTCGCGCTCGTTAACGATCTTGCCGACTTTGTACACACGCGGGAAATAGCTGGTCTGGCCGATAGCTTTCAGCTCATCGTCACCAGGCAGCAGCCCTAATTTCTGCTGCGCCACTTTGACTTTATTTACCACCTGCCGCATGGCCTGCGCGGCTTCCTGCACCAGCGGGTTACTGTGCACATCGCCGCTGCGCATGGTGTTACCCACCTCCTCACGGAACGAGGCGAAACTCAGGTCGCCGACACTGGCTTTGTATTTTGTCCAGGCCTGTTTATTGGTGACGACTACCGCAGCCTCTTCCCGGCGCCAGCCACGAACCCGAGTTTCTGCAGCAACCGGCGTTTCGATACCGCGCAGATTACCCTGCAGGGTAAAATTATTCTCTGCCAGCTCGAGCGCTGTACGGCGCGAGGTCAGCGACGGCGATTCAATCAGGCGGGTTATCGGTGTGAGGTAGCTCCCTGCTTTGCGGGCTGCTTTACTGACCGCACCACCAGCAGGGGTTAAATCTTCCAGAGTGGCTTCGCTAATCCGGGCCGCACCAATGCTGCCGCCGTTGGGGAGCGATTCCGCTGCGGCATCTACCGGCGACGTTACGCGCAAATTATCCAGTGCGTCCGCAACCTCCCGCGTGGCCGCTGTTCTGACGGCTGGGGATAGCGCCGCGCCTGCGCTGGCAAAAACTCCGCTGAATAAAGCCCCTGCAGCGACGTGGGAAGCGCTTTCCCCCCATGTGCGGGTAATCTGCTGATTGTTCAGACCAATTTCACTCAGCGCGGTACCGGCTGCGCCGATAGCAACCTGCGAAGCTATGCGGGCAACGGTTCCACCCTGAGCGCCGGGAATAAACATCGATACAACAGTAACCGGATCAACAACGCCCGCCGCGATGCTGGCAAGTACCCCCTCGCCGCCAGCGTCAGCCAGTACCCGCCTGTCCTCGTTTTCATCATCAATCTGCTGTTTTAACCAGGCGGTCTCCTCCGGAGAGCGGGAATCCGCGAATGCAGATCCCCACTGTTCGTAACCGTGCAGCTCATTTTTGTCCGTGTACGGGTTGTACCCGTCCTGGCTTTCGAACTGCTTCGACGGTCGGAACATTCCTGCCAGCAGGTTATTCTGGCGAAACGCAGCCCCCCACACTGAGGGCTGATCTTCCTGTGGCTCCGGGTTCTGGCCCGAGGGCAAAGGCACATCAAAACCTGTAGGTTGTGGCAGCACACTGGCCGCCGATGTGTAACCGTTGCTGTTTTCTTCGGGCGTTGGGTAAATCGGCATTAGTCGGTACTCCATGAGAAGTAATTTTTAACACGGTTCATACGCTCGTTATGCAGCCGTTCGTACTGCTGATCAAGCGCCCGATGCTTATCTTTAAACCCACGAATTTCCTGGCCTCTGGTTAACTCGTCCTGCTCCTGCTGCTCGCGCTCTTCCTGGGATTTTTGATACGGACCCCAGTCTTCCAGCGACGGCTTCCAGCGCATGGGGCGACCGTGTTTGTCGTAGTACGGTTGAACGCCCTCTATGCCGTCTTTATCCCTGGTGCGAACCATGATGGCGTAGTCGCCATTGCTGGCCGTCAGTACATCCGGTGTGATTTCCAGTTCGCCACCAATGCGGGATTTAGGGATCGTGGTTTGTGCTGCCGGTGCGCTCCCGGAGGTGATACCAAGCTGCGTGGGACTGGTGGTGATAGTTTCTTTACGTTCACCGTACATTAGCTGCCGTTTCTCATCCTTCCACTGCTCGGCCTGCCAGCCTGACGGGCCGTAACTGTAAAGCGCCTCTGGGGCGTACTTCATGAGCTTAGCGTCGCCGTTAACCTCGCTGATACTCCAGGTGCGGGCGATCTGCTGATTGGTCATCTTCTTCGCTACATCGGCGTTACCGCCTGAGCTGCGATAGTTGATATCGTAGAGTGACTGATAGTCGTTGCGGAATCTTACTGTGTCCGGATTAGTATCGTCAGCCGCCGGGGCGCCCCAGCTAAAGAAGCCTGACATTTTGCTGACAGCAGAATCCATCGCGCTGCTGCGGTCTTTTTTGTAGTCTTTCGTCCCCTGCGTGGATGCCAGCTGCTGCTTAAAGGCGTCGGTCTGGTTGTATGTCACATTCTGCGCATGTTCAACCGCCGCTTCGGGCGACATGCCCGCATCACTCAGTTGCTTAACAGTCAGGTAAAAGCTCTGCATTTCTTTTGGCATGCTGCCAACAGATGCAGGATCGGCCTCGTAAAGGCGATCAAACAGCTGCGCGCCCTGGTTAACCACACCCGGGGTGCGTGCACGAGAAACCGCCGCCAGTTGGGTGGTGATCTGCGACGGGATAATGCCGGTCTGCGCCACCTGCTGCACAATACCGTCGTGCGTGGTCGCGTCGTTAATTCGGAAGTTCTGCGCGGATTGCGTGGCATCGGCGGCGTTCTGCATCGCCTTGTTGCTGGGGTCGAGTTTTTCACCCATTAGCACCGCGTCGTTAAAGCGGCGGGAATCGCGTTGCGCCTGAATCGCCGTGTTGCTTTTCTGCACCAGCGCGCCGATTTTGCCGTAGGCGTCCAGTTTCAGCGCGTAGTCCGGGTCGTTAGCCTGTGGCTTTAACTCGGCCAGCTCCGCCTGCTGCCTAACGGGATCGAGATACTGGATGGCCTGGAATTTTTTTGCACCAGTGATAGCGATATCCAGCTGCTTCACCATCTGGCCGCCCTGCTCACCGTACGCAAAATTAATGGTCGCTTCGTCCGGCATTGCGTCAGGCACTTCACCGTTGTAGAGCTGCGCCATCGTATTGTTGAGAATCGGGTCAATCTGCTGGCGCAGGTTAGTACGCTGTTCGCGGATTTTAGACTCGGCGATACTGTCAATTTTATCGACAGCTACAGGATCTAAACCGGTTTTGTTTTTGTTGTAGCGAGCGAGCCAGCCGCGCGTTTCAGCGGGCAGGTTTTTTATAAACTCGGCCTGTGATACTTCGCCTTTGCGCGGATCGCCAATTTTGGCAATAAGCTTATCGACGTTACCCTGCCCCCAGTTATATGCTGCGCCGGTTAGCGTTTCGGAGCCGTATTTAGAATACAGCTCGCCTACATAATCTTTAGCCAGCTGTGCATGTTGCTTGGGATCGTTAGGGTTGTACTCAACGCCGCGTTTTTCCGCCAGCTCTTTGCCTGTGCCGGGCATCAATTGGTACTGCCCCTGTGCCCCCTTAGGCGAAGTGATGATACTTCCGTCGCTTTTGAAATGGCTACCACCAGTCTCGACAATGCCAATGGCCCGCATATCCATACCGCCACTTTCTTTTGTCGGAAAGTCTCCGGACAGCCAGCCTTGCGGGTTTGTTACCGCATAGTTCCGCGCCCGCTGATCCATTGCCTGCTGATCTGCCTCAGAAACAACCTGCGTCACCTGGTCCACTGACCAACCCTGCGCCTGTCCGTAAAGTTCGATAGAGTGTTTACGAGCACCACGAATTAAAGCGGCCGCCTGCGGATCGTCATACGCAGAAGACTCCTGTTCGACAGACGATTTTACCGTCGCGTCAAGTTGCTGGCGCTGGGCCTGGTCTGTCTGCGAGCGTTCGAAAGAGTTATAGGCGCTCATGCGGCGAATCTGACCAGCTTTCCACTGCGCATCGAAATACTGCAGCTGACTTTCCGGTACCTTCGCCCGAGCCTGGTCATAATCGCCGGAATCCAGTTTATCCATGTCCAGACCAACGCCAGACGATTTAAACCCCTGTCGCGTAACCAGCGCTCCCGTCTCAGGGTTTTCCCAGCGGTCGCTGGCCTTTGCATCAAGATCAGTCAGAATCGCCTGGGTGGCGGCAAGGTCTGCTTTATCCTGCGTACGCTTAACATCTTCGGTGGCCTGACCAAGAGACTGCCCCAGCCCTGCAACAGCGCTACCAATAGCACCCGCATTACCGACGCTGATACGGGTCGGATTCGCCTGCGGCGTAACGTTGCCAAAATTACCCGTTGGAATTCTCACGGTTATTTACTCCCTGCTTTCTTCCAGCCGCTATACGCTGTGCCGCCAGCGCTCAGCAGTGAGCTGCCCGCGCTGATGTAGCCAGATGTTGAAGCATTGCGACCGCTGATACGGTCAGCAGACGCCTGCGCATTCAGCCTGGCGCTCTGGTTCGCACCGTTCAAAATGGTCTGGTACGCATCCTGTTCAGCGTCACCGGTAATGCCCGATGTGATACGCAACGCGGTACCTTCTCCGGTCTCAACGCCAGATGCGGCCAGTGATGCGTTGGCCTGTGCCGCCTGTGCCTGCCCGGCCTTGCGTATCCGATCAGCCTCGACTTTCGCCTGTGCCTGCGCCGCCTGCGCATCAGCTTCCGCCTGCGCCGCCTGATAGTTAGCCATTTTCTTCTGTTGCTGGCCGCTGGCTACCGCACCGCCTGCCGCAAGAACGGAAGATGCTACCAGCGCGATTTCTACACCTGTACACATCGGTAAACCTCCATTGAATAAAGTGAGCCAAAACGCTGCAGGCCAAGCCGCCCGTACATTGCCCCGGTTCTTTCTTCATGCACGCCGGTAGTGATCCCCATATTGACCACTGCGGCACCATTCTCTTTAGCCCAGCCAATAAAGGCTTTAACCATCCGTGGTGCCGCACTGCTTCCGCGATGCTCAGGAGCAATAAACAGTCCGTATTCAAATGCCATCAGCTTGCGGGAAAACCATTGTTCACCGATGCCGCCCGCCATCCAGCCGACGATCTGCCCGTCTTTTTCAGCGACAAGAACGCATCCTGAAGGCGCGTTAATCAGATGACCCGCCAGCTCTGCACACTTCTGGTCGTCAAACGGTGATGTGTCGGCATAGCGGGATTCGAGGTACATTCTGGTGCCCAGCTCGATCAGCGCCGGGATGTCCCCGGCTGTTGCGTTACGTACCATGTCAGCCCCCGTTACTGGTGAATGTGAAAATAATTGCGAGAAGGTGGAATGGAAGCGGCTGGCGCTGCTGGATAAGTAGGGTATCTTCCCCACGCTCCCAGCCGAGTTTTCCCCAGAAATGATCGCCGGTGAAAAGTGGTGCTGGCTGGTTGAGGATTTTTGGCCCGAACCGGCGGAACGGAATAACCTGGCCGTTGCACTCTGCGCCTGTCGTTTCGAGAAAACGCATTGTCACTTCGCTGGTACGCTTCTTCGCGTTCTGGGTGGTGCCTTCGGTAGTCGAAACTTCCGGTGACAGCGTCTCTATCGTGCTTTCGAAGTGCAAGCCGATCTCCACGCTTTTCGCCTGGCGCGACAGGGTGATTTGACCCGAAGAAACCGTGTGCTGAGGCATAACAGCGCCGTCGGCCACCACATCGACAGTCTGCCCTTCGAGATGAGCAAGACCGGACCACGTGGCAGAACCGGCGGTACTTGTGCCAGTTACTGCGGCATCGGTATAAATATTGCTGTCGAATACCTCGACATACCGAACAGTCTGGCCGTTTATCTCACGGCGAACACTCGCGTAAACCACGTCGTCGGTATCTGACGGGATGGTAGCCACAGACTCAAACGCGCCATCGGTGACCTGCCGGGACCAGGCAATAACATCCTGCGCACGGTCGATCGCCATCGTGACCGCCGCACCATCCGCGCGAATCAGCCAGATAAACGCATCAGGCTGCTGCTGATAGGTCATATCCAGCACGCCGCCTGCGGTGATATGTTCCGCTAACACCGTCATATCGTTGGCTGAGTAGGAAACAAAGCTGTCCGGGTCGTAAGCTACAGCGTAGAGTTTGCGGCCAGCGCGCTGCACAAACATGATCTCAGTACCAACACGCACCGGGCGAATCCCGTTGCATCCGTACGGACTTGGATTTTTCACTGAAATGTTGGTCGGAGTAATGGCCGCATCATTGCCGGCGGTGATCGTAAACTCGCCGCCGTAAGTCAGGGCAATCAGCGTGTTCATTTGCGCCAGATGCACAATCGGGTTGAGCTGGTCAGATGAGAGTGTAAAGCTGATAGCCTTATCGTCATCAGTACCCAGCTCAAACGACAGGTACGCCCCGGTCTCGCTCCACCAAATTGTTTGCGGGTATTTCGGCGAACCGGCCAGAACCAGCCGCTGCTGGTATAGCGTCACTGCACCAGGGTACCCAAAAGCGTCAGTCCAGACGGTATCCTCACGTGTCCAGGCACCTGGTGATGCGGCCTGCGTAGCGCTCAGGTCGGTACGTATCTCCCCAACGGCAACCTGCGAACTACTAACGCTCTTAATCAGGACCAGGCCACTATTGATACGAACGTATGCTCCGACGTCCTGCGCAACCCAGCCCGCTCCGGTGAATGGTGGATTTTCGTTGTCACCCGGATCCGCATCGCTCAGGGTGAGCGTAATTTCTGAGCCCACAAAATCTTTGACAGACGGCTTGCACCACTTCTGAGGGGTGTCGCGCACCTCGTCGAAAGGTTCAACGATAAATGGCGCTGGCTCCATTACCCATTCCAGCTGGCTCTTGCGCTGCAAACGGTACGGCTTTACAGACTGGTGCACAAGAAACATGGTATCGGCCCCCTGCACATAATTTACAGCGGGCAACATGTCTGCAGTGTACGGACTGGTGATTTCATACGGGGTATTGTCAGCCTTTACCACCTGCTCACCATTCTGGTAAAAACGAATATACCCATCGCCAAATTCCAGCATGTACGCCTGGGAGCGATTGAACACATAAGGGATCAGGCGGGCTTTCTTATCGCCATACTTAGCGGCTGCGGCAAAGCGTGTACCTGGGCGGCGAACAACACCGCCCTGCAGGACCACCACCGCGTTTTCGATAATCTTCGCGCCGTTAGCGTAGCGGGCAATATCCACACGGCCCATTAAACGGGGGGAGATCTCTCCGGCGGTGAAATTGGTTTTAATCAGATTAGCGCGCATCTCAGAACCTCGACTCGTATGTCGGATAGCCGTCCAGTTCTTCTGGTGGTTCTTCCTGGCCGTCTACGGCTTTTGCCTGTTTAAGCAGGAATGCAGCCTCCTGCGCCAGACTATCGCGCAGGCTGGTGGACCCGGTCACCGCGTATGCCAGCTTGGACTGCATCATCATTTCAGCAACATCCACCAGCGCCGCGTCCCACGTGGACTCATCCTCGTTTCGGAAGATATAGCGCAGCCGAATTACATCGACGTTGGACAGCAGCCGACTACCTTCAATCCGGTAATCAATATCGTCACGCAGTTCGCCAACGGACAGGACGCGGATCAAATCGCCGGGCAAGGAAAACTGATAACCATACCCAAAGACAGGCGCAGCGCTGACAGGTGACAGCACAACGCGTTTTATCGCACAGTTCCACGGGTGAGCACGGAGTAATTTATTACGGACGGTGGGGTAAAGGTTGGCGCAAAGACGAGCATGATCCGTGTCTTCGTCGAAATCATTTATCGGGTGAGCACCCAGCGCCAGAAGTGCATTTGAGCAGATTGATACACTCGAAGTCATGGCAATACCTCAGATGGAAAAAGGCCGGGGAGTTACCCCGGCAAGTACACCAGCGGCATTAAGCAACAAAATCGATGGCGACGACTTTCTTCTCGTTAGCACGGCCAGCACCATAAGACGCATCAACGGAGATCTGGATGGTGTTGTTTTTATCGCGGCGTGGGCCGATATCGACGTTGTACTCAGCGCCGGTACCAAAATGCACAGCAGACTTACACCAGGCTGCGGCGGTCTTGGTGGTCACATCTTCCGCCGTCACAGAGTCCAGTTTTTCGTAAGCCAGCCAGTTAAAGCCCAGCCACTTCGAAGACACCGCGCCTTCCTGCAGCATTTTCACCGCCATGAAGTCCGCAGACGTCAGCGTGGTATCGCTGAGGATCTGCGTCAGCATGTCGGCGTTGTACGTCATGTACAGCTCTTCGCCGTTCTGCTCGTCACACTCGTTGCGACGGAACATCGCTTTCGCGGCGATCAGTTTGGCCTTGGTCATGCTGGTACCGCCCGCAACGATTTTCTGTGCAGCCGGGAGGGCACCAGAAGCGTACGCGCCGTTGTTCTCAGTCTTACGCAGCACGGTATCGAGCAGCGCACGATAGATAACATCGTCTTTTTTGCGGTTAGCAGCTGCAAGCGTCAGTTGCAGATACGGCCCCTGCGGATCGGCAATTAGCTTACGCAGGTCTCGCTTCTCGACGGGGACGAATACACCATAGTCCGCCATCAGCGCATTACGGGTACCGGCCTCCGGCACATCCCAGACGGTGTCACCAAAGCGCGTGGTGATCTGCGTCATTTCGATAGTACCCATATCGTTGATGGTGAACGATGCACCGGTAATCGAGCCACGATCATGTACCGCAGCCTGCAGCCGGGAATCCTTCTGCTGCGACGCAATTTCGAAAGAATCATGAAACTGCGTAACGAACGCAGCGGTAATCATATTCTTGTTAGCATCAAAAGCCATAATAATCACTCCAGAATATATCGCCTGCTGGGGTATCGGTCTCCCGGCCCAAATCTGCACACTGCGGGTGGCGTTTACGCACTGTGGGAAAATCAGGTATCCGGCGTCCCCACCGGGCTGTGGGGTGATTGTTGTTCAGATGCGCGGTCGGAATCCCGACCAAATGAAAAAAGCCAGCGGGTCAGGCTGGCTTTCCGTTGGGGCATGTCACGCTACGGTTTGATCGCCGTAGCTCTTCTGGTAGAACGCACGCACCTGTGCAGATACCCGTTCATGATCGGCGTGCTTTGAGTCCATGTAAGCCGGTGACTTCATCAGCTCGCGAATGCTCTGCTGCTCTGCCGGATTGACTTCGCCACCTGCTGGCGCGTCCTCCTGCATTTCTGCGCCAATCTTCGCCAGCATACGGATCACCATCGGGTTATTACCGATTTCGTCAATGCGCCCTCTGTCCGACTCATCAGCCAGGGAATTAAACGCACGGAACGCCAGACCGATATTCTGGTTAAATTCAGCGTCTGTTTTCCACGTCTCACGCAATTGTGTACTGGCCGCTTCAGAATCGAGCGCAGCAGCACCAGTTACCAGCTCCGGCGCACGCTGTGCGTACTCGCCAATAATGAAGCTCATCTGGTCGTTGGTGATGCCTTTAGCGTGGGCGGTTTTCATAAAGCCCTGCATACGCGGGTCAGACTTAAAATCTTCCCAGTTAAAGCCCTCTACCTCTACTTTTGGCGCATATTCATCCGCAGTTTTCGGCGCTGTGCCGACGCTGCCAAGACGCTTCTCAAGAGAAGAGTGAGCATCCACCAATTTGCGGGCTGAGCCTTCAATGTTGAGTTTTCCGTCATCGCCCATAACGCGGTATTTTTCCGGTAGCCAGTCCAATGCGCCCGGTTCGCCCGCGCCGGTGCTGAGGAGAGAATTACCAGAAGGTTCGCCAGTACCCGGATTATTACCGCTATCATCTCCACCCCCACTGCCTGGCTGTTCTGCGCCTGGCTCTGCGTTCATGAATAAGTGTTTAAGCTTCCACATCGTCTTCTACTCCATCGGCTCTGTTAATCTGACTGAGAATGAAATCGAGTACGGAACGCTGCCCGGCCCGGTAGCATGTTTCGCGGTCGCCTTCGGTACCGCCTTTCACGTAAGCTTCGCGACCGAAGCGCCTGGTAAGTTCTTCCAGCACAGGCACACCGCCTGGCATTTCTTCAAAAACCCGCCTGTAATCGGCGGGATTGGCTTGTTTTGTTCTCATTGGTTACCTGCCAGTCGTTGCCCTATCGCTGCGCCTGCGGTCTGTCCTGCCGCGCCAGCCGCCTCGGTTCCCGCCTGCATCATGAGTTGCTGCTGTGCGGCCTGCTGCTGTGCTTTCTGACGCTGGTCCCGGAGATCCGCCACAGCATCGGATGAGCGAATAACCTTAGCCGGAACGCCGAGCGCATCCGCCACAACGCGCGTGGCTTCGTCGGTATCAACGAGATCAACAACGTCCTGGCTGATTGCGGCGAGATTTGCCACGTTCGCGCCGAGGCGCTCAATAGCGGTGACGTCCTCCAGTTGCTGGGCGCGTGCCAGCGGGGAGATGTATCGCACGTTGAAATTGGCGTTCTGGAGACTTTCAGGAGGTTGCGGGAATACCCCGGCGCGGAAAGCGATGCCAAAGCAGCGCGCAACCAGCGGTTGCAGGTATTCAGCCTGGAAGCGCCCATACACCGGCCCCAGCAACTGGCGAATAAGCGCGACGCGCACATGCACTTCGGTGGCGGTCATGGCCGGGCCGTCCTGTGGCTGCAGCTGGTCGGCCATCATGACCTTGCGGATAGACGCCTGCAGGCGGTCTTCTGCGGTAAACGCTACCTGGAAATCTGCACCGGTCAGCAACGGTTTCATGCTGTCGGTGCTGTTTGCCACGATGATGCGGCGTGGTCCGACCTTCACTGTACGCGGGTTGAGTACGCCGTCGTCCTCAGCTATCCACATACCGGAGATAGCCAGATCCTGCGCGGCTTTCTCCATGCGCTTGGTTTCGTTCAGCTCTTTGCAATCCGGCAGCGCGTCGTATACCGGGCCGATGCCGTACGGGCCGCCGGGGATTTTCATCCAGCGCGGAACACAGCAGGGGAATTCGTGATAACCGGATTCGCGAACTACCTGCTTATTCGTAACATCCACGTTGTATGATGCAAAGCGCATGTTCTTCGCCAGGCGGGCATCGACCATGTAGGTTTCGCGCGGGAAAATACCGTGCAGGAAATCAAATTTGTCGTCGGGCTTTTTCTTCGCCGCGTCGCGGATCTTCTCGCTGACCTTGTCCGCGCCGAATTCTTTGATGGCCTGCTCAGCAGTCAGCTGGTAGCGGCGGTATATCGTGTCCACGATGCCATCCTTGCGGGTGGACGTGACATAGCACTGCGCCAGCGGCCACTGCTGGAATGTGTAGCCACCCTCGTCGCGGTCCTCGTCGATGTACAGCACGAACCAGCCCGCGCATACCACATCGAGATTAGCCTCGTAGCCCTCGGCGTCGAAGTTGGCGGCGTGGATATTTTCCCACACCAGCGTAGCGCAGGTGGACAGCCAGGCTTTGGCGTCGTCCGGCAATGATTCGCTGTCGAGGTTAAGCCATTGCGCGTTAGCCGGGGTCATACCGGACATCAGCGCAGAGGCCAGCATGCGGGCGCTGTCGGTGGCCGTGCCGTCCAGTAGCTTAGCCACCTTGTGTTTTGCACTCTGTGCATCGAGGACTGTTTCGGAGAATCCAGCGCCGCGCAGCGGATAGGTGTAGTCGTAGCATTCACGCCACACGCTTTCGTGCATCTGGCGGTTGGCTTTCAGCGTGTCCACACGCTTAATCAGCTTTACGGCGATATCATCCACGATTAAGCCCCCAGAGTGCTTTTCTGTTGCGCTGCCTGTGCGCCACCCGCCAGCAAAGAACTGCCAGAGCCAGCAGCACCCTCTGCACCGCTCGCCAGCAGGGATGAACCTTTCTTGCGCTTCTTGCGCGATGCCGCATCAGCGTTTGCCGCTTTTGCCGCTGCATCAGCAGCAGCGTCCGCTTCGGCCTGCGGGTCGGTCTGAACCACTTTCGGTGCGCTACCACACATAGCGTTTTCTCCTTAGCCTGGTACGTGCCAGCCGTGCTGAGTGAGCACAGGTTTACCGGTGACAGGTTGTTTCTTGCCCTCTTCGTTCGTCACCATCGGGCCGGTATCGCCGGTTACAACGTCGGTGGCTTTTTTGACGAGATGGAGGAATTCAGGATTGTCAGTTAGCTGCTGGTCGGCCAGGTCGGTAAAGCCCAGATCTTCAAAGCGGGCAATGATGGCTGCGCCCTGCTCGTTGAGGGTCGCCAGCAGGGTATTGCGCGCGGTGAGTAAAAGCGCTTCTTCGCTGAACTGAGACTCCTCAACGGTGATTACCTGCTGGTCTGCACGTGGCTGTTCCTGCACTACAGTGTCGCTGGTTGCCCCTGTCTGCGGCTCAGCGCCCGTTACTGGCTCCTGCCCCGGTACTTCGACGGTTTTTCTTGGTCGGCCCATTATGTTGGCTCCTGTGATGATTGAGCCGTAAGTGTGAAACGGGGTCGCGGTCGGAATCCCGACCAAATGGAAGATTTGTTAAAAACAGGGGGTATTTAACATAATGATCCTTACACGCACCAGCGAAACGGCACTCATCACCGGTTCAGCGTAAAGCGGTTATTTATTAGTGTTTGCTGTGGGAGAGTGGTGAAAACAGGCTGCATAAATCGTGCATAAAACAGGGCGCTTTTTGCATAGCGTTTTTAATCAGTGAACGCCCTGTTTTTGCGGGTTTTCATTGTGGTAATCGCTTTGTACGCCAGGCGTAAACGAATCGTCGTGATGTAACCTGTGCTGGCAGCTCGGAACGCGGTCGCTGCGTCACGTAGCACCAGAAATCTATCAGCGCTTCGCCTGTGTGATGGTTTGGTGCTGCGCCCTGCTTCCAGCCGATGATAGCAGACTTCGACACGTCCAGCTCTCTGGCAATCTCCTGCAACGGAATGCCGCTACGCGTGATGTCGTTAATCACCCGGAACCAGTCTGTTTTGAGCTTTGCGATAACTGGCATAGGTCACCCCGCAAAACGCGCGCACGCGCGAACGTAGAGAGCGATTTTATTGAGCTTTTGGCGCTCGTTAATCGCCGTGGTGGAATCAAATCGTGTTTGCATATCGCTACCCGCAATAAATTACATGTTCGACGTGTTACCACCTGTTACCACTGTTACCGCCTTCTTCTAACCTTTCCCCAAATCGACTTATATATATATGGGGTTTCTAGTAAATAGGTGGTAACAGTGGTAACATTCATTAAATTTCAATTAGTTAAATTGTTACCACCTCAGCTTTAAGGTGGTAACAGGTGGTTACGCTCGCTGCCAAACCTTCATTAATTTGCCTTCAACGCGTCGAGTAACTCGCGAATAACAGCAATTTTGCAAAACATTACTGATTCGCATTTCTTCGCGCTTTCCGATGTGGCTGGGATTTAAGCCAATAGCATCGCGCAACACGTCACTAGCGCGTAAAAATTCGCAGTTTCGCGGAATGTCGTTAGTCATCAGGTCAGGCGTGTCGAGCCATTTCTCGACCGTTTCGAGCCACGCGTCCTTAATGGTGTACTGCTCGTGGACACTTGCACCGAGCCGCTCAGCATCACGGAACTGGATGCCGCCGAGGCGTTTAAACGTCTCGCGGGCTTCAGCCCAGAGCAAAAGGAGGTCATTTTTAATCGCTTTCACGTCGACTTTCGACACCTCCACGGGAAGCCAGCGACGGTTACCAGTCTTATCCGCGAGGAACTCGTCCTCATTGGTGGTGCCGACGAAGACCAGGCGGCGCGGGAACTGTGTGGCAAACTCCCGGTATTTAGGGATCCAGTTCTCATGCGTACGCGTCACGAAGGCCTTAATTGATTCCAGCTCTTTGGTATTGAGGCCGCGCAGCTCACCTATTTCCGCCACCAGCCGCCCGCGCATCTTGCGTGCGAGGTCGTCGTCTTTCTCAGCGAAAGATATCTCTGTGAAGAATGCCGGATCAGGGCTGAGCGCTTCCACGCCGGAGGATTTGCCGCAGCCCTGCGGCCCAACGAGGATCGGCACCATATCGGCTTTAACGCCTGGCTCCAGCACCCTGCCCGCCAGCGCAGTCCACATGTACATGGACACCGCGCGGGTGTATGGCGTATCGGCGGTACCGAAGTGCGTATGGTAGAAAGATTCGATGCGCGGCACGCCGTCCCACTCCAGCCCGTTGAGCCAGGTTGTCGCCGAATCGAACTGCTGTTCGTCAGCAACCTGCAAAACGGCATCACGAATCAGTTCCCGACCAACAGGTTTAAAGCTACGAGCCGCCATCGTCATACGCAGGCGTACATAGTCAGCATCTGTGAACGCCTGCCACTGGCCGGATCCCGCTGGAGCTAACATGATTTCATCGCGGAACTGGTCGAAGCGAATATCGACGCCGATGAAATCGGGACGAACTACCGCTTTAGTCGCATTGAGAATTTCGGCTTCGATACGCCCCCATTTGTCACGCTCGAACGCCGGTAGCGGCGCAGGCTCGGCCACTTCGGTACTGGTCAGATCTTCGAAATCGTCGTTGCGGATGCCGATGGCATTAAGAAAATCGCCGTCGTCACGGTGCGCGCAGCTGGCGTGCAGGCATTTGAAGTGTCCCTGCTCAAAACCTGCAGTCCCCGCCGGGAGGTAAACCGTGCTGGTCGGGTCACCGCCTGTGCTGTGGCCATCCTCAAACGGGCAGCGAATGTATCGCTCGCCGTTGGCACCATCCAGCAGCGTCCAGCCGTTGGCATCCAGGTAATCCGCTGTCTCATCCGTGGCGCCGGGCGTAAACGTTGAGCGGTCGCGCATCTTCGTGCTGCCCGCTTCGGTGGTGACCGACACAGGGAGCAGATCCGCCAGGCGCTGCCAAAGCGTTTCGAGCTGGTCAGCAGTAATGGCCGGAGGTTCATCCGGCAGACCGCCGCCCCACTCAATGCGCGCGCCACTGCTGTGCGTTCCGCAGGCAACGAATTGCTGTCCGTTGGCCAGCAGCTCGATAATCCCCATATCGCCCGCCAGGCGGTGGATGCGCTTACGGAAGTCACCATCAACGGCCAGCAGGTACAGGCATTTGTTGCTGTTGGCGCGCCAGCGACGCGGCGGCAGCTCGCCAAGCAGCTGCACCAGCGTTTTGCGAATATCGGCCTGAATGTCTTCATCTTCGCTGTCGCAGTCCAGCGCCAGCCAGCCGTGGCCCGTGCGCACGCAGATGCCGTAATCAGGTTCTTTGGACCAGCGGGCAAAGTCATGCTCAGTAACAACGTACTCGGTCCACTGAGCAATACCGGTAACCAGGCGGTCACGGTTGTAGCGGCTCGGCGTCTTGCCCAGCGCTTTCAACTTACTGTCGGGGGAAATGGCCGCGCCCGGGTTGCACACGACCGGCAGCAGCTGGTCGGTACGCCCCAGCACCAGATCGAAGTGGAACCATTCGTCAGGCGTCGCCCCCCAGATCTTTTTCTCTGACATGGGTTACGCCTTATCAGTTAGGGGGTCACCGTTGAGCAGCCAATCAGGGTCAACCTGTAGTACTTTCGATAACTCCAGAATGAAGCCAGTACGGATCGCACGTCCAGACTCCAGGTACTGGATAGATTGTTGACGCATGCCTACTTTTTCAGCTAAAGCCGTTTGGGTGATGCCCAGGGCCTTGCGGCGCTCCTTAATACGGGAAGCTAATGTGGGACTGGTCATTGGGTAAGCCCTCAGATGTTTACAGGTTTACTTGTAATTACCTCACAGGCACTCTGGTTTGTCAAATACAGAAGTATCTGTAATCATCAAAACCAGAAAAGGAGCCAGTAATGAATCTTGCCAACCGAGCCAAAAGACGCAGAACAGAACTAAACTTAACGCAAGTAGAAGTCGCTAAGCGTGCGGGTATTAGCCAGCAATCTATTGAAGCGATAGAGAATGGAAAAACGCTAAAACCGCGTAACCTTCTTGCTTTAGCAGCTGCGCTCGAATGCGATCCTAAATGGCTGCTACTTGGAGGAGACGTTGTCACTGATTACAACTACGGGGCTCGCAGAGTGCCAATTTTAAGTTATGTGCAGGCTGGTGCTTTCAATGACGCCGAGCCTATTCTAGATGACGGTGATTTTGAATATGTATTAACGACCGCAGAGCTATCAGCACGTTCATTTGCTCTACGTATCCGCGGGGATTCGATGGAACCAGAATTCAGGGAGGGAGACATTGTTATTATCGATGCGGACGTATACCCCACACCAGGCGAATTTGTCGCGGCTAGTAACGGTAGCCATGAAGCCACATTTAAAAAGTATCGCCCGGTAGGCATAGGCCCCCAAGGCGAAGAAGACTTTGAATTAGTTCCGCTAAATAGTGACTACCCTATATGCCGCTCCCGAGAGAAACCAGTAAGTATTATAGGTACTATGGTTGAGCACCGAATCTACCGCAGAAAACGCTGATCTGACACATCAAATCTAACCAAGAGGGCATTCGCCCTCTTTTTTATTGCCCCGATAAACAAGTATTTATGTTAATTTCACAATTAATTACCAAATCACCTGTTGACGCAGTTACAGGTTTACTTGTATTTTTATTCCATGCAGTATCGCTCTTTAACAACATGCGGAGTTAATCATGCTCAACACAGATGAACGGCTGTACTACGCCCATGCGGGTGAATTGCTACGGGACCTTCTCTTTCGGGTTTACACGGAAGAGCAGAGCAAACCTCAGGAGAAATACACAACAGCGGATACCGGATTCGCCAGCCGAGCACCGGTTATCGCTACCGCCGTCCGGGATGCATATATGGTCCTGCTGGATGTGCCACTGCCGCAACGCGGCGGGGATTATGACGTAGCGCTAAGCCAGAAGATCGCGAGAAACCTTAAGCAGTTCCTCGCGAAGGAACTTAAAGCGGAAGGTCAAGAAGGCTGACTAAACGCTCTTTCATGTCAGTGCCATCAGGGTAAAGCGCTAACAGCCGGTCAACAAGGGAATCGTCAGCTTCTTCGACGAGTACCGAAACGACCGCTTTCAGCAGGTCAACATCCCTGACAAGTTCTTCAACTTCTGGTGATACGGGCATAGCAATTTTCCTCTTCGTTTGTGGTGAACAAGAGGATACCACCGCCGCCTGAGGTGGGAAAACAATCAGGCACCAGACCTGAGCCAGTTTACGAGCTGGCTGAGTTCTGAAAACTCCGCTCTTTAACAAACTGAACCGCGTGACAGGCAAGCCGCTGTGCTCCTGGCAAAACGAAATAGCACCCGATGGGATCGAGGTAAACGCCGAGTCCGTATGCGTACGGTAAGCGTAGAGGACCGCACCGCGACGAGCTGATAAGTCACGCAAGTTGAAACGCCCCGATGCAGGGGCGTGCAGTGAATTAATCAAAGGCTTCGGGCCTTTTACTAATCCACTGAACGAGAACTGACTGATGGACGATTACGAAGCGTATTTCGATAGCCTGGAAGAAGGCGAAGAGACTCTCAGTTGTGAAGGATTTCGAGCTGCTTTAACCGCAACCCCTGCCCCTGCCCCTGAATCATCCCTGTAATTACTGTGTGTAGTCTTTGCCCGTTCCCCGTTCCCCTTGACGGGCTTTTTTCCTGTCTGAGAGCGCATCCCAAAAGGTGCTACACCTCGCCCGCTGGCACCGGGTGCGCTCCCCGACATGAAAAGGAGCACCACCGATGAAACCTGAACACCTCCACCGGCTGACGGGGCGCGATGTGCTCCGCTGGCGTCGTAACAGATTCGACCTAATTACTGGCCTTGCCCTCGCAGTTGCGTACGGACTGGCCGCCTCAATCATCCTTCTGATAGCGAGAACAGCGTAATGCAAATCACTAAAGAGCAAGTTAAAGCCTGGCAGGCATGTACCGACGGTTTCCGCTGGTTTCTGGATAAATTCCCGCAGGGCGGCGCGTACGCCGATGTGCATGGTGCATTAATCGAGGATAAACGCTTCGATGATGCGCGCTGGCTGGTTAGCCGCATGTACGACACACACCTGAATAGCGCTACGTTCATTCAGGCCGAAACCGCTGCTACCGACAAAATGGTCGGTGAGCTCACCAGCATGGAACAT